TCTTTAGACCGAACCCCGGTCCTCAGACGAACTTTCTTGCAGCTAGTGAGCGAGAAGTATTGTACGGTGGAGCCGCTGGTGGTAGAGGCATAGGCCTTTCTCTTGCTACCTTTTGTCAGTAATGACATCAAAATAAACTTCGTGAATTGCTGGAAACTTTTGATGATGTGATTGTGCTACAACGTAGTCGGTAACGACAAGCGTGAATGCTTGAAAAACAATTACTAGAAACAATCAGCAGCCAAGCGGGTGTGTGTACAAAGTACAACCCTGAAGGTTCAGAGACTATCCCGAAAGGGAGTAGGGGTAAAGAAATTCCCCGAAGCGCGAAGCCCCTCTAACACAGGGTGAAGATATAGTCCGGGGCATATCTATCCAGCATAGCTGAAGGAACAATATGAAGTATTGTCTATATAAAGTCACATCCCCATCAGGGAAGATGTACATAGGAATCACTAACAACTTCAAACGAAGAATGAAGGAACATGGCTCCAGCCCTTACGCTTTTGGTCATGCGCTTCGCAAGTACGGCAGGTATGCTTTTACTTATGAGTTTGAAATGTTTGAAACAGTTGAAAAAGCTTTAGCTCGTGAAGCAGAGCTTGTCAACTTAGAAGTTTTGAACAGCAGAGTGTTGTATAACGAAACAACAGGTGGTTCATTAAGTAACGTCTTAGCGAACAACAACCCAATGCATAAGCAAGAAGTTGTTGATGCTCATCCCAATGTGTGGAAGAAAGGTGGTTGTAACAACCCTATGTTCAATCCAGCTTCTAAACAGAAGATGATTGAAAGCCAAGCCTGCAAAAAGGTTAGCATAGATGGTGTTGTATATTACGGTGTTAGAGAAGCAGCAAGGCGGCATGGTATATCCAGACAACTTGTTGTGTTTAGATTAAAGTCTTCTAACCAACCTACGTGGTTTTATGTCACTGAATAGATATGCCTCGGGGAAATCATACGCCATTCTTGCCGACCCTTTGCGGTATATGGCACACCCACAGTTTAGTGGACTAATTCTTCGACACACCACAGAAGAACTACGAGAGTTGATTTGGAAGTCTCAAGAGATGTATCCAAAAATCTATCCCGGTATTAAGTGGAGTGAGCGAAAGATGCAATGGCAGCATCCAAGTGGTGGCAAGTTGTGGATGTCCTACCTTGACCGTGACGAAGATGTCATGCGGTATCAAGGTTTGTCGTTCTCCTACATCGCATGGGACGAATTGACACAGTGGCCTACCCCTTTTGCCTACAACTACATGCGTTCTCGTCTGCGTACAGCAGCACCAGACCTGCCTGTATTTATGAGAGCCACCACCAACCCCGGTGGTCCCGGTCATCAATGGGTTAGGAAGATGTTTATTGTGCCTGCATCGCCCGGTAAAAGCTTCTACGCCACCGATGTTGAGACAGGAGAGACACTTGTCTACCCTAAAGGGCACAGCAAAGAAGGTTTGCCGTTGTTTAAACGTAAGTTTATATCGGCTAAGCTGGCAGACAACCCCTATTTGGCTGAGTCTGGTGACTACGAAACCATGTTGTTGTCTCTACCGGAGCATCAACGTAAGCAATTGCTTGAGGGAAACTGGGATATTGCAGAAGGTGCAGCGTTTTCTGAGTTCAATAGAGCCATTCACGTAGTAGAACCCTTCACTATTCCCAGTAGTTGGCCTAAATTTAGGTCGGCTGACTACGGATATGGCAGCTATAGCGCTGTATTGTGGTTTGCTGTAGCACCTGACGACAGTTTGGTTGTCTATAGAGAGCTTTATGTCAGCAAAGTGCTGGCAGAAGACCTTGCTGTGATGGTAATGCAGGCTGAAGATGGCGAAAAGATTCGTTATGGCGTACTAGATAGCTCATGCTGGGCAAAACGTGGCGATACTGGACCCTCTATTGCAGAACGAATGATTATGAAGGGGTGCCGATGGCGACCCGCTGACCGTTCTGCTGGAAGTAGGGTAGCGGGAAAGAACGAAGTGCATCGTCGTTTACAGATTGATCCAATGACAGAACAGCCTCGTATTGTTTTCTTTAATACATGTATGCAAATCATTGCCGATTTGCCGACATTACCTATTGATAAGACTAATCACGAGGATATTAATACCAAGGTTTCAAATGATCACACATATGACGCCCTGCGTTATGGTATTATGTCTAGACCACGTAGTGGCTTGTTTGATTTCGATCCTATGTCATACAACAATGGTATGAAAATTAGTGATAATACTTTTGGATACTAAATTATGGCAATTACAAACGCTGAAAAGCTTCGTAAGTGGAGAGCATCTAACAAAGATAAAGTCAAAGATCAAAAAGCACGGTATAAAGAACGCAATCCGAATGCTGCGAAAGAGTATAGAGAAAGAACGAAAGAACGCGCCGCAGAAACAAGACTGAAATGGCAACGAGCAAATCCAGAAAAAGTTAACGAGTATTGTAAGCAGTGGCGTGATAAGTATCCTGAGAAAAATCTAGCAAAAGCAATTCGTTATCGTGCAAGTAGGAATGAGAGAACAGTATCTTGGGGCAATGAACTTACTGATCTTGTAATTGAGGAAGCATCGCATAAGTGTTTTTTAATGCATAAATTAACAGGCTATGCGTGGCACGTTGATCATGTTATACCTTTAAACGGAAAACTTGTATCTGGTCTGCATGTGTGGAACAACATTGCTGTCATCCCCGCTGCTCAAAATCTGAGCAAGAATAATAGATACACTACGGAATAAAATATGGCACTCATTGATAAACCCTCTAACGATAAGACACTGGCTCTTGACGATACGTCAAACGATAACGACTTGCTTGCTGGCTCAGGCTTGATTGATTTCGTTCAAAAGCGATATAACAAATCTGAAGAGTCTCGTCGTACCGATGAAGAGCGTTGGCTCCGTGCCTATCGCAACTATCGCGGTCTGTATGGTCCTGATGTTAAGTTCACCGAGACAGAAAAGAGCCGTGTGTTTGTGAAGGTTACAAAGACTAAGACATTGGCTGCGTATGGTCAGATTACAGATGTGTTGTTTTCTAACAACAAATTCCCTTTGAGCATTGACCCGTCTGTTTTACCAGAAGGCGTGGCAGAGGATGTTCATTTCGATCCTAAGCAACCTGAAGCTGCTCCTCAAATTCCGTTTGGTGAAGAAGGCGCTGCTAGTATTGGCAAAGACTTCGACTTGGATACTCTTGAGCAAATGCTTGGTGCATTGAAGGATGACTTGAAAGATGTGCCCGGCTTGAAGATGGGTGTTGGTGCATCACCTACCTCTGTCACTTTCAGTCCTGCAATGGTGGCTGCTAAGAAGATGGAAAAGAAAATCCATGACCAGCTTGAAGAGAGTGGTGCTAGTAAACATCTTCGTGCTTCGGCATTTGAGATGGCACTGTTTGGTACAGGCGTGATGAAGGGTCCGTTTGCTACCACCAAAGAATATGCAAACTGGACAGAAGACGGCACATACAAACCAACAATCAAAACTGTACCAGAAGCTTCACATGTTTCCATCTGGAACTTCTATTGGGACCCAGACGCTAACAACACAGAAGAATGTCAGTATGTCATTGAGCGTCACAAGATGTCGCGTACACAGCTTCGTGCTTTGAAGCGCCGCCCTCACTTCCGTAAGAATGTTATTGACCAACTCATCGAACAGGGCGAGTCATACGTTAAGAAGTATTGGGAAGATGACTTGCGTGACTACGCTCCAAGCTTTGCTGTTGACCGCTTTGAAGTATTGGAATATTGGGGCAACGTTGATGTTGAGTTGCTTGAAGAGAATGATATTGAAATTCCTGAAGCATTCAGAGATGGTGATGAGTTGCAAGCCAACATCTGGTATTGCAACGGTATGATTATCCGTTTGGTGTTGAACCCGTTCAAGCCTTCTAAGATTCCTTACTACGCTGTCCCTTATGAACTTAACCCATACAGCTTGGCTGGTGTTGGTGTTGGTGAGAACATGGACGACACTCAAACATTGATGAACGGCTTCATGCGTATGGCTGTGGACAACGCTGTGTTGTCGGGCAACCTTGTCTTTGAAGTTGATGAAACCAACCTTGTACCCGGTCAAGACATGTCGGTCTATCCCGGTAAAGTGTTTCGTCGTCAAGGTGGTGCTCCCGGTCAAAGCTTGTTCGGTACAAAGTTTCCTAACGTGTCGCAGGAGAACATGCAGTTGTTTGACAAGGCTCGTCAGCTTGCCGATGAATCGACAGGTATGCCATCGTTCGCACACGGTCAAACTGGTGTGAGTGGTGTTGGTCGTACAGCGTCCGGCATCTCCATGCTGATGAATGCGGCAGGCGGCTCCATCAAGACAGTGATTAAGAACGTTGATGACTACTTGCTTGCACCGCTTGGTAAAGCCTTCTTCAACTTCAACATGCAGTTTGACTTCGATGCTTCCATTCGTGGCGACTTGGAAGTTAATGCACGTGGTACAGAAAGCTTGATGGCTACTGAAGTGCGTAGTCAACGACTGATGCAGTTCTTGCAGATCGTTAGCAACCCTGCGTTGGCTCCGTTCGCTAAGATGCCCTACATCATTCGTGAGATTGCTAAGTCGATGGACTTGGACCAAGACAAAGTAACCAACAACATGGATGAGGCTGCTCGTCAAGCTGCTTTGATGGGGCCACCTCCTACACCCGTTGGTGCTCCTGCTGCTGGTGCTCCACCTGTACCGGGTGCTGGCGTAGCTGACATGACTGGTGGTGGTGCTGGCAACATTGGTGTTGGTGCTGCTGCTGCTCCCGGTGAACAAGGCTTCTCTGGTAATTCTGCCACTCAACCACCACAGGGTGCTTAATAAATGAGCAAACCATTTCTGCCAAAACTTAAAGGTATGCTCAACAGTCCTCATATGTGGGACGCTTTTGTTGAGAAGCTTGACTACGACATTGAGCAACAACAACGTAAGCTTGAACAAGCTACAGAACTAAGTGAAGTTTTTAAAGCTCAAGGAGCAATTGCTGCTTTGCGCCATCTTAAATATTTGAAAGAAGAAATCAATCATGCAGGCTGAAATGAATAAACTGTTTGCCGAAGGCGGCGTGATGCAAGAGGGTGGCACAGTCGATCCTGTATCTGGTAATGATGTACCACCCGGTGCTATGCAAGAAGAAGTCAGGGACGACATTGACGCTAAACTTAGCGAAGGTGAGTTTGTCATTCCAGCCGATGTAGTTCGTTACATTGGTCTTGAGACACTGATGAAGCTTCGTGACAAAGCGAAGATGGGTCTTCAGAAAATGGAAGAGATTGGGCAGATGGGTAATGCTGCTGAAGTTCCAGATGGTGAAGCCCTGCACAGTGAAGACAACGGCATGGACGACGATTCTTTCTCATCTGAGATTGATTCTATTATGAACGAAGACAATGGTGAAGAGAACGGATACGCCGCTGGTGGTTATGTCGCTCCTAAGAATCCGGCAGCTAGTTCACCGCCTGTTGATCAGCGTGTGTATGATTTGCCTGATCAGTCTGCTCAGTATTCCAACGCACCCATCAAAGGTTTTCAAATGGTGGCAATGACCAATGCTAGTGGTCAGACTATTTACATTCCATTCATCAATGGCGTTCCTCAACTGAATGTTCCTGATGGATATAAGGTTGCTTCTACTACACCGACAACACCCGCTGAAGCTACACCAACTGCACCTACAAATACATCGTCTGATTCAGGTGGCGGCGGTGGCGGCGGTGGTAGCGATGGTGGCGGTTCTGGTAGTGGTGGTAACACTGATGGTTCATCCGTTGGTGGTGGTCAAGGTATTAGTAATTCGGCAATTAGTGCTGGTTTAGCGGGTATGGCTTTCGGCGAATCTTTAGCGGGTAAGGCTATCTCAGCAGTTCTTGGTATTCCCGCATCAACAATAGCTGGTTTAGTTGGTAAAGGTGTTGTTGATAATCAACTTGATGCTATATCTGCTTCGTTCGGTGCCATGAGTGATGCTGCCACTCTCGGTGGTCAACTCGGTACTGTCTCGGACGAAAGCGGTAATATTTCAACAGTGTCCAATCAAGGTATTACAGATGCTTTTGATCAGGCAACATTCGGTACAACAAGTTCTCAGATGTCAGCAGATGCGGCATCGAACGCAACACAGGCTGCTGAGACAGGTATGACCACTAATGCTGAAGGTCAGACAGTGTCCAGTAATGAAAGTATTGCTGCACAGGATGCTGCCAACTTTGGTACTACTACTTCTGATACTACTACTTCTGATACTAGCGTTGCTGACGCTAATGGTGGTCAGGGTTTTGGTGGTGGTGAGTATGCTAAAGGCGGTTTCGTTTCTAAACGTAAGAATACAAAGACTGGTAAGTCTACAAGTTTCGTAACCCGACAGAACTAATAGCGTATAATATGAATACCAGAATCTGTGACGGGCAGATTGGTACTAAACAATAACCCGTCATCATTGGCTACCTGACTCCGGGACAATAGTGTCTCCTACAGCGCAGCCCCAACTTAAAAGGTATTTATGACTGAAGTAGTCTTGGAACAAAAAGCACAGGCCGTGGCAATTGCACCGTTCGGTAAACGCAACGCTAATCGTGAGCGCATTGAACGTGAAGAAGAAGAGTTGAAACAACTTACTGAAGGCAATGCAGAAAAGCCTGCACCTTCTGAAGAAAAGGTTGAAGACGATACAGATTTGTCAGCAGAAGAGAAGAGCTTTAAAAAGCGCTATGGTGATCTTCGCCGCCATTCACAGCAGCAGCAACTGACATTGCAAAAGCAAATTGATGAGTTGCGTAATCAACTTACTCAGTCTACCGAGAAACAAATCAAGCTGCCTACAAACGAAGAAGACTTGGCTAAGTGGGCAGCAACATATCCTGACGTGGCAAAGATTGTAGAAACAATCGCCATCAAGAAAGCTAAAGAGCAAACCGCTTCAATGGAGCAACGCTTTGCTGCACTGGATGAACAAGAGAAACTAACAGCACGTGAGAAGGCTGAGTTGGAATTGATGAAGATTCATCCAGACTTTGACACTATCCGAGACACCGATGACTTCCACAACTGGGCAGAAGAGCAACCATCATGGGTGCAACAGGCTCTATATGAGAATGATACAGATGCTCGTTCTGCTGCTCGTGCCATTGATCTGTATAAGGTTGATCGCAACATTGGTAAGTCGAAGCCGAAGAAGGAAGACACTTCTGCCGCAGAAGGTGTTCGTACCCGTAGCGAACGATCTGCACCAACAGGCAAAGATACTGAAGGGGTAATCTATGAGTCGCAAGTGGCTAAGATGTCCAGTCAACAGTATGAGGCCAACGAGAAAGCTATCACTGCTGCAATTCAAAGTGGTAAGTTTGTATATGATTTGAGTGCTGGCGCACGATAATTGTTGACACAGACTGAAAAAGTCTGGTATAACTTTTAACAGGAGTAAGATGGTTGTATCTTTTACAGTTGTCTTCCCTGTTAAACGTTGAACTGTCATACCTCTATTGCCGACAATAGCTTGTCCACCAATAGTGAATGTAACGTTCAACACTTGTAAAGCAACATAGACAGTAGTCCGTGTTGTTGTTAGCGCAAAACGTAAGTGATCAGACAACCTAGTTGATCTAGCCTATACGAATACCTTAATAGCTAGGGGGTATTCTTATACACCTAGAAATATACAGCCCTGTGGACTTTGTTAGCGTATGTTTTATATGTATGCCAATATATCTATAGGAGATTTTAAAATGGCCTTTCCCTCAGCCGCAGGATATTCTAACCTGCCCAATGGTAATTTCAGTGCTGTAATTTACAGCAAAAAAGTACAACTCGCGTTTCGTAAATCGTCTGTTGTTGAAGACATCACTAACAACGACTACTTTGGCGAAATCGCTCAGATGGGCGACTCTGTCAAGATCATCAAAGAGCCAGAAGTTTCGGTTCAACCTTACAAGCGTGGCACTCAGATCACTGCTCAAGACTTGGACGACGAAGACTTCACACTGGTTGTTGACCAGTCGAACTTCTTTGCTTTCAAGATTGACGACATCGAAGCTGCTCACTCGCACGTGAACTTCATGCAGATGGCTACTGACCGCGCCGCTTATCGCTTGCGTGACCAGTATGACCAAGACGTGCTCGGCTACTTGTCCGGCTACACCCAGTCTGCTTTGCATGCCAACGCTAACACCGCCCGTACTACCGCCCCCGGTACTAAGGCTGTTGCCTCCGCTGGTGCCGACGAACTGTTGTCCAGCATGAAGCTGATCAAGGGTAGCTTCGGTAACATCACTACCTCTTCGGCTGGTGATCACTCCATTCCTTTGGCTCCACGTTTGCCCGGTGCAACTGCACTGCCCACTGCCACTGCCTCGCCTTTGATGGTGATTGCACGTATGGGTCGTCTGTTGGACCAGCAGTTCGTTGACACCCAAGG